AATACACAACATTGCGTTGTGCGCTAACTGGTCTTATGTGCCAGCATATTTCAGGAGCTTGAGTGCATCGTTATTCGTCACGATTCCAGCATAACGTCTACGAACGTAGAACTTAATGTAGCCTGGATTCGTAAGATCATTCGCCGTTATATTAAGTTCGGCACGATGACAAAGCGTATAAGCTCGCCTCCAATCGCCAAAGCCAAGATAGAGGCCATCACCCTGATCGAAGTCATCCATATCTTCAAAGGTGAAGACACTGTAACCAAGCAGATTAGCCGGTTGGCCTTCCTGCAAAGACGGTTGCCAGTAGTAATCGCCATTAGACGATTTCAACTTACGCAATGCGCCCTGTGTTACAGAGTTAGCACCAAACTTAGCGTTACCACGATATGAACGGTTCAGCGCATAAACCAAGTCGATAACGTCATCAGCACCAACAGTTGTCAGTGGAGATGCGGCATCAGTTGGAATGTACTGAAGTACGGACGCAGTTCTCTGCGGAGAGCCATCAGCAGTCGATGTTGGAGCGTTTTGCTCAAGGCCAGTAGGCTTGTTAGAGCCATCACCAGTCCAGATTGCAGAATCCAGATTCTTGCCCATGCCATCAACGATGTCATTTACAAGCCAGTCCTGCACATTGAAGAACATATCTTGTGCTGACCATTCTGTTATCTGCGGATAAGCATACAACTCGCCCCAGGTCGGAACGACCTCGCGCAACGTAGGCGTACCAGTAGCAGTCCTAGAACCATCTTCGCCAACCCAACCTGAGTTACCACCTTGAATCGTGATAAGCTCTTTGTAGTCGCTCGTACCAACCTGAACAACCTTGACTTCATTCAAGATGTCAGACTGCTTCAACAGCAGACGATCAACTTCGCTGGCGATTTCCTCTGGTACTGCATATCCACCAGTAGAAGGAGAGGTCGTGGTGATGTTCTTGTACTCGCGGGACTTCTTGATAACATCACGCAAGCGTTGGTCTGCCGTCTGATCCCTGCCGCCTGTCCTCATCCAACCGAGGAAAGCATCCTTATGCTCACCATTGATCTTGTCTTCGATGGTTGCGCCGGGACGATCATTTAGAGCCTCAAGGATGTCAATACGCTCATCCATGATCTCTTTTTCACGCTCTAGTTCGCGTTTCTTCTTTTCGTTACCGGCAATATCTGCCTCAATACGATCAAGTTTCTCGCTTTGCTCTTTGGCAACAGCTTCGTTGCCCTTTAAACTCCTCAAATGCTGTATTGATATTATCAATAGCACCAAGGATAGGATTTGCCTTTTCTTTAGACATTTCTTTGTTCCTGTATATAGGTGTGTGCGCTTAAATGCGCGGTGCGCGGATTGTAGATGCAATAAGCATCTCCGCAATATCATAGGCCGCTGCTGCTAGATCATCGTCATCAACCTTGACTTCCACATCCGGTGCAGGTTCTTCCACATCCGGTGCAGGTTCGTCGGTTTCTTCAAAGAGTTCCTGTGCCTGTGTAACGATTTTCGCATCAGTCATTCGATCCGCAATCAGGTCAACAACCTGATCCGTCGTAAGTGGCTTATGATCGTCTTCGGCTTCGGAATCCACGGATAACATTTTCTCCGCAACTGCCTGGGCTGCTGCTGCAATATCTTCGTCGCTAATCTCGGCTGCATCTTTGGGTGAGATATTCTCAGCAACATCGTGTACCGCTTCCGCGACATCATCGACAAGTGCTTCGTCTTCTCCACCAAGTTCTGCCATTGCTTCTGCGATCATCTTGCTCGCTGAGTCTTCTACAGCCTCGCGCTGAGATTCATCAACAATCACATCGTCCACAGCCTCGCGCTGTGAATCAGGCTCCTTAGTCTCCACAGCCTCGCGCTGTGTCTTCTCAGTAAGCATGTTGTGAACAAGGTTCTTTGCAACAGTACGTGAACACCCAGCCTCGCGCAGGATGCGTTCAAACTCCTTGACGGTGGGTACATACTCGCCAGCCGCAGATAACTGCGACTTGGCATGTGTAACCTGCGCCAATGGATTCATAGGGAGGCTTACAACTGAAACCTCCCATAATTCTAGTTCTTTCAATAAACGGTTGCCGTCAGCATCAAAGTCTTGGTCAACGGTTGAATAACCGATGCTCAAGCCGCGAACAGCATCCATTTTTAATAGTGTGTGTATCTCGTTTCCGAGCGGCGTGTCAGCAAGTACGCCCTTGACAATCAGACCGTCTTCATCCTCGCCCATTGATGTCCACTTGCCCGGAACCCTAGACGGGTCGTGCATCCAGAACATCTGCGGCAAAGACTTTGCTTTGCGGTGCTTCGCTAGACTGCGCTTGAACGCTCCAGGCAAAACAACGTCACCGCCCAGATCGATGTTTCCGAACATGCTGCCATGACCAATGAACTCCCGGTCATCTAATGCCTTAATCTGTAAAGGTATTGTTATCTTCTGTTTCATCGCCCTCTGGCTCCTCGCCAGCCACTACAAAGTTCGCTGGTCGTAAATAATCCCCACCGCCATCCTCATCGGATATTGGATTTCGTCCCTCAATCTCGCGCCATTCGTTCGCGCTAATAGCTCCGGCGTCACGCTGAATGCGTAACCCCTCTTGTCTGGATTTGAAGTCTGCGCGCAGAATCGCATCAAGATTAAATCGAATCACAATGCCAGCATCCTTGTCTGCGTCACTTAGTAAGTCTCTTTCCATCGCGGCCTCAAACGACTGCGCGACTGGCAACACCACGTTTTGCGTGAAGTCTTGTGACATCTGCTCAACATTGTTGAAAGTGGCCCGTTCCAGATCACCCACATAAGTCGGCGGAACCCCGAACGCACCAGCTATAACAGTCCGTTGATGCTTGCGAGTCTCAAGGAACTGTGCCTTGTCATGCGAAATCTCAATAGATGTTGGCTTGTCCAATCCCTTCGGCAACAACATTCCCTTGTTTCGGTTAGACCCTGAGAACGCCTCTTGGAAGTTGACTATAAACTCCTTCTCTTGTTCGACATCCTTGAACCCTGACGTTCCCTCTTGGAAGTTGAATATCAACAACGGAACCGCACCATTCTGAAAGAACGTGACACCAAACTTCTCTGCCATGATCTCTAAGGCGATAGTATCTCGCACATCCTCAACGGGTGAGTCACCAATCAGGAAATCACGGGCAGGGCCGCGAGCATGAAACATCTTGTTTGGCAGATAGGTCTTTATCTCGCCGTTACTGCCGGACACTTCAAAGTGTACGCGGTAGTTGTCAGCCTGTTTCGGTGTAACCCGGTCAGGATGTAACGGTAGCAACTCTCGAATCAACCCAGATGAGCCAATCGACTTGTACGCATAAAAGCGACCATGACGAACATACACGGATGCAGCGTCTTGCCAAAAATCTACCCTGGACTGCCATTCGTTCGGCTTGCGTAACAGTAGTGCTACAGGGTGATTAGGCAGTTTCTTTTTCACCTCACCCTGCTTGCTAGAGCTACGCTCAAATACGTGTATCGGCGTTACCGATAACCGGCGTGAGATTGCCGTTACTATCGCATGTACCGTAGGCGACTGCATACAGGTTTCAGGCGTGATGTGCGTACCATACGTCCCCTCCTGCGCCGCCACTATCCTCATCAGCACATCTTCAAACTGATTTGTTTTCTCCTCAATCTGAGGCTCATCTTTAACCCACGGCCATTTCATAACGCTATCAGTCTCCCAGATGCGTACTGTTCTTCTTCACCGGCGACAGCAGCAATAGCCATAATCATCGCAACCATGCCGTCAATGCGGCCAGTCGATTTCGCTTTATTCAATTTCCTATTCCCTGCCGGGTCGGTATCGACCACAGAATTAGCGGCGCACATCGTCAGCACAGGATTCATGCCGTGACGTACATTGCCGTTGAGAATCACAGACTCCGCAACATCCATCGCTGGAGCCATGTCTTTGAAACCCTGACCAAACGGGTTTAGCGGTAACTCAGCGCCATGTCGTTTAAGCTCACGCTCCAAGACATCTATGCGCCAACGGTCAAAATTGATGCTGATAACATCGTAGTCATCACACAACTGACACAAACGTAATGCGACGGGTTCATAGTCAACCGACGCACCGGGGCAAGCGTGAATAAATCCTTGCTTCACCCACAAGTCGTATGGAACGCGGTCTTGCAAACTACGCTCTGCCAGGTTGTCATCCGGCACAAAGAACTCAGCACGAATATGGTGCTCACCCTTGTACTCGGCGCTCATCACAATGGCCGTTAAGTCATGCCTTGCAGAAAGATCGAGTCCAATACCCACTCGACCCTTTTGAAAAGCCTCCTCTGCCGGTGTCTTACCACAAGACTTCCACACCGCCGGCGCTATGAACGGCGATACCGTATTAACGCGCTGGTTCAATATCAGGTTACGATATGCCGCCTCTCTTGCGGGCATCCGCTCCGCAGCAGCCGCCTGTCGCTTAACCTCGTCAGCGTTGAGGAAATCCCCATACGCCGGGTTCGCCTTGCGTATCGTCTTAACGCTAAACGGATTGTCGTCTTCCGGTGCTGTGTACAGGCTGACCACAATCTGTGGGTCTGCACCACTCAAAGCATCGTCAATAATCACCGAGAGCAAATCAGCATCAGTCGGTGCTTGGGTCGAAATTATGATTGACAACGGATTGTCATGTGCGCCAGCCGCAGTCTCTACAGACTCAAACAATAACGAGCGTGGGCCAACCACCTGGCCTAATTCATCGTGTACAACAAAAATTGGCGACTTACCAAAAGCAGTCTTAGCCTCGGCACTCAACGCCTTATATTCAGTTCCTCGATCCGAACTGTACAGTTGCTTGGCGTGGTCACGAATGCCAACCGCCTCACTCAAGTCTGGTGACATTCTGACAATCTTGGCAGCAAGGTCAAACAGAACCGCCGCCTGATCCCTAGACTGTGCCGTACTCAACAACTGTGAGTTCTGCACCGACTCAGGGCCAACCAAATGTAACAACAACAAGAACGCAGATAGCGTGGTCTTCGCATTCTTACGCCCGAAACTCAATATCGCAGTACGAGTCCCACACGGGTTATCGTATATCTTGCGAATCTCCTTCTTCTGCCACGACCGCAGATTGAGGGGCTGACCAACAAACTTGCCCTCTGGTATCCTACAGTACCGCTCAATCCACTGGATGTTGCGGTTGCCGCGAGTTAGTCTTTTGCCCACAACCTGTCATTCGATTTGCTGGATGCTTTAGATGCTGCCACTGAAGGGTGATACCGGCTCTGATTAGTCAGACGCATCGACCTGGCAAGCGTAACCGTCCGGCCTTGCACCTTGTCGCGCAAATCGACCAACGATTTATAACGCGCAACGCCATCATCCGTCAGCAACCAAGTCGGGTCGTAATCGCTTATGGACGATGCGAGTAGGTCAAGCGTGGACTTATTGCGGCAATACTCCGCCAACAGTGACAGCGTTCCATCATCGAAGTAATCAGCCGATTTAGTAGCCGTTATACGCCTCCACAACGCCTTTTCAGCATCATTTAAGTCGTCCGGCGCGTCAGGGCGCGTTAGCCCCACAGGGGCGATCACAGACAGACTGGCAGTTGATTTCCTTCCTTTTTGTTTCATGTCTTCTCGTAATTGTACAGGTTTAAATAAAAAATGG